TCAGAAGTTTCTGCCCCTGCTGGACGAAGTTTACAAGGCCAGCGCCAAGAGTTCCATTCTGGACTCTACTCGGGTAGAGTTCGTCGGTGCGAACACCGTGAAGGTGTTCAAGACCTCCATGGACGGTCTGGGTAACTATGATCGCAACAACGGTTTCACCAAGGGCAGCGTCACCGGCACCTGGGAACAGATGCAGCTTTCCAAGGACAGGGGCCGCTCCTTCAACGTGGACAGCATGGACAACGAGGAGACCGTGGGTATGGCTTTCGGCACCCTGGCGGGTGAGTTCATTCGCACCCGTGTGGTTCCCGAGATCGACGCCTACACCTTCGCCAAGATTGCGGGTGCGAGTGGCATCGACGCCGCCACCGCCGCCGACATCACCATCGGCACCACTGACGTGCCCGCCCTGGTGGATGAGGCTGAGCGCTCCATGAACGAGAACGAGGTTCCCCAGGAGGGCCGTCTGCTGTTCATCTCCGAGAACGCCTACGCCGGTCTGAGGGCCAAGGTGGTTCGCACTGTGCTGAACGACGAGAAGGGCCTGAACCGCGAGGTGATCTCCTACGACGGTATGCCGATCATCCGTGTGCCCCAGAATCGCTTCTACACCGCCATCACCATGTATGACGGCAAGACCTCCGGTCAGGAAGCGGGCGGCTACATCGGCACTTCTCAGACGGGCTATCCCATCAATTTCATGGTGATTCACCCGTCCGCGATCTGCAAGGTCGTGAAGCACGTCCTGCCCCGTATCTTCGCCCCCAACATCAACCAGTCTGCCGACGCCTGGCAGTTTGACTATCGTATCTACCATGATACGTTCGTCTACGATAACAAGGCGAAGGGCGTGTACCTGCATCGCGGCGCTACTGCGCTGGCCTGATAGGGGGACTGACGATGGCTGAGATGAAAACCCCCAACGGCCTGGTGGTGGGTCTGATTCCTGACACTGAGGCCGAAAAGGGTGATCAGAATGAGTCCGTGAAGCCGGTTGAAAAACCGGCTCGCGGGCGCAAGGCGAAGGAATAGGAAGGAGGTGAGCCGTGGTGACGGATGAGGAAAAGCTCGCCATGATCAAGGCTTTGCTGCAAATCGCGGAGGATGACGATTCCGAAGATAACGTCATCACGGTTTACCTCATCGCTGCGGCGAAGGAAATCATTTCCTGGCGGTATTCCTACGCTGACAGGGACGAACCCGTGATGGAGGTTCCCAAGGAATATGAGATGACGCAGGTGTATGCCGTCATCGCCGGTTACTCCCAGAGCGGTGCGGAGAACCAGAAATCTCATAGTGAGAACGGCATCAACCGTGTATTCTCTTTCCCTGATATGATCGCTTACATTCGTGCCAATGTTATCCCGATAGTGAAGGTGATATGATGCGTTGTCTGAATAAGAACAAGTCTCCCTTCTACTATGCGCTGTTTGTGGAATCCAGGCCCATTCAGGACGAGTACGGCAATGACACCTCCGAACACGAGGTAATCTACGCCGACCCTGTGCGGGCTGAGGCCAATATCTCTGCGGCGATGGGCGAGACCCAAACGAGGCAGTTTGGCGAACACATCACCTACGACAAGGTGATCGTGATGGACAACAGCGCTCCTCCCATTGATGAGTTCACGGTGTTGTGGGTTGACACCGAACCTGAGTTGGATGAGGACGGGGCCTTGGCGAAAAACGAGGACGGCGAGATCATCACCCCCTACGATTATATCGTCAAGAAAGCGGCGAGAAGCCTGAACAGCGCGTCCTTCGCCGTGAGCAAGGTGAGTGTGAGTGGGTAAGAAGGTTATATCTTTCAGCCCCCTCTCCTCGAAGGAGATCGGGAAAGCGATCAAAGAGATCGAGAAATACAAGCGCGAGTTCGAGGACAAGTGCAATCGGCTGGTGGAGAGAATTGCCAATCGAATCAGGGATGTCGCCCAACATGGTTTCAATGGAGCCATCGTGGACGATTTGACACCGTTGAGCGGCGGGCCTGTGACGGCAAGCGTCAACGTGCGGTGTGTGAAGCGCGACAACATGTACGTCATCATCGCCAATGGCGAGGACGCCGTGTGGGTTGAGTTTGGTGCTGGTGTCCATTACAACAGGGGTTTTTCTCACCCGTACAGCACCGGGAACAAGCTCGGTTTTGCGATTGGCGGGTACGGTCAGGGCAAGGGTGAACGCGAGTTGTGGGCCTTCAAAGACGCCGAGACCGACGAGATCAAGTTCTCCCACGGCACCCCCGCCAAAATGCCGATGTACAATGCCGTTCAAGCCGTGGCCCCTGAGATTGTAGAGATGGCGAAGGAGGTGTTTGGGTGATTGACGCTGAGTCTGAAATCTTCACGGCAGTTGCGACGTCGCTGAGGGAGCAGTACAAGAAGATTTTCGTGACAGGCGAGTATGTCAACGCCCCTTCCACCTTCCCGTGTGTGTCCCTGGTGGAGATCGACAACGCTTCTTTCAGGGAGACGATGACGCAGGAGGGTGAGGAGACACACGCCGCCGTCACCTACGAACTGAATGTCTATTCCAACAAGCAGAATGGCAAGAAAACGGAGTGCAAGCAGATTGCGGCTCTTGTGGATTCCATCTTGATCAAGCTGAACTTCACGCGCATGATGCTTGAACCTGTTCCAAACCTGGCTGACACTGCGATCTACCGCATGTTGGGTCGATACCGGGCTGTGATAGATCGTGAACACACTATTTATAGGAGGTAGCGACGTGGCTTTTACGGTTTATGTCCTACGAGACACGAGCGGGAAAGTGTATGTCGGCATGACCTCCACACCTCTTGAAATCCGATGGAATAACGGAAACGGTTATAGGTTCAACGAGAGCTTATGGGCCGCTATCCAGCGCGATGGATGGGATGCTATCACAAAGGAAGTTATCGCTGTCGGATTGAGTGAAGCAGAGGCAAGTAGGCGAGAGCAGGAAGTGATCGCAATACTTGACGCTGTGAATCCCGAGAAGGGGTACAATCGGGAGCTTGGCGGGCTTGGTGGTGACAAGATCATTTCCGAAGCGTCTCGAAAGAAGATGAGCAAAGCCAAGATGGGTGATCGGAACCCAAACTTCGGAACTCATTTCTCGGATGAACGGAAAGCGAAACTGTCAGCTTCCAACACGGGCAAGAAACGATCTCTCGAAACATGCGCTCGAATAGGGAAAGCAAAGTCGAAACCCGTGGCTCAATATTCTCGTGATGGTGTGCTTCTCGAAGTTTTCGAGAGCGCACGTAAAGCATGTGAGACAACGGGAGTTCATTGGTCACATATTTCCAAAACATGCAAACATCAACAACCAACCGCAGGTGGGTTCAGATGGGAGTTTGCATAACGTGAGATGAATTAAGGAGGTATAAGTCATGGCGATAAGCAGTTATAAGTGTTTCCTCATGAAGAAGGGCACCGGCGACACCTATGAGAAGCTCATCGACATCAAGGAGTTCCCCGATCTGGGTGGCGCTCCTGAGATGTTGGAAACCACCACCCTGTCTGATAAGATGCAGACGTACATCCCCGGCATCCAGAGTTCTGACGCCTTGGAGTTCACCGCGAACTACACCAAGACGGATTACGAGACCCTGGCGGCGCTTGCCGAGACCGAGGCCGATTACGCTGTGTGGTTCGGTGGCACTGAGAGCGGCGGTGTCGTGACCCCCGATGGCTCCAACGGCAAGTTTGCGTTCAAGGGCTATCTGTCTGTGAACGTCAACGGCGGCGGTGTCAACGAGGTGGTTGAGATGACCATTACCATCGCGCCGTCCACGGTCATCACCGAGTCCTGATCAAGCGCAATGATAGGAGGATAATTTCATGGCGAAACAGCTCCGATTCTCTTTTGAGGGCAAGGATTATGTCCTCGAATTTACCAGAAAGACCGTCAGCGACATGGAGCGCCGTGGGTTTGTGGTTTCCGATGTAGAGACCAAGCCCATGTCCACTTTGCCCGCCCTGTTTGCGGGCGCGTTCCTGGCTCACCATCGCTTCATCAAGTCCGAGACGATTGACGCCATCTTTGCTCAGATGACCAATCGTGAGGAACTGATTGGCAAGCTGGCTGAGATGTACAACGAACCCCTCGCCGCACTCGTGGAGGAACCCGAGGAAAACGAGGGAAACGTGAAGTGGACGGCGAGCTGGTAAGTAACTCCCCGTCTGACACTCTGTCCGATGATGCGAGGGGCAAGGCTGATGGCCCTGCCCCTCTCGTGCGTCATGAGGACACTTTTCGCAAACTGTTCCCCTATTACTTATCAATAGGCATGTCGGAAGCACAGTATTGGGATGGCGATTGCGAGCTTGTGGTCTCCTTTCGTGAGGCTGAAAAGCTGAGACAAGAGCGCGTCAATACCGAAGCATGGCTCCAAGGAATGTATTTTTACGATGCGTTTGCTCGCATTGCTCCCGTGCTTCACGCTTTCTCCAAAAAGGGAACAAAAGCTCGCCCCTACTTGGAAGAACCCTATCCGCTCACTCAGAAACACGCAGAGGACGCCAAGCAGAGGCACGAAAAGAAGCAATCCAACAAGGGGTTGCAGTATATGAGAAAACTGGTAGCGTCGAACAACAAACGCTTTGAAGAAAGGAAGTGATTCTATGGCAACGACAATCGAGAGTCTTGAACTTGAAATACAGTCTAATGGCACTACGGCGGCGAGTGGCATAGAAGCACTTGAACAGTCTTTGCGGAAGCTGAAAGACGCCACGAGCGGATTGCGCCTTGGTTCTGTTGCCAACAGCATCGGGCGCATTGCGGAGGCCGTGAATCGGCTGGACGCTGCCTCTGCGAGCAAGCTGAGTGCGCTTGCTTCCGCGATGCAGCGGCTATCTCAGGTCGGGAAGATCAGTATTCCCGCTTCTGTGGTGACGCGCATTACGGAGATCAGCGAAAGCGCCAATGCCATCCCCGGCGACATCATCACCCGGCTGTCCAATCTGGCGGGCGGGCTGTCCGCGCTGAGCAATGTGGGAGAGGTGCATATTCCCGCGAATCTTGCCAACACGATCACCAACATCGGCATCGCCGCAGAGCAGATTCAGGGCATCTCCTTTGACCCGCTGATTCAGATGGCGCAGGGCGTATCTGCTCTGGCTGGTATTGGACAGATCACGATTTCTTCTTCTATTGCGAATCAGCTGGTGAACATCGGCGCTGCGGCGCAGGGGTTGGACGGCGTGTCGTTTACTCAAATCCCGGCGCTCGCCACCGCGCTCATGTCCCTACAACCCGTGGGTCAGTTGACGATCTCCTCCTCGATTGCCAATCAGCTGGTCAATCTGGGGATTGCCGCAGGGCAGTTGCAGGGCATCTCCTTCGCTCCGATCACGGAGATGGGAACCGCGCTTTCTTCTCTGACCGGCATCGCGGGACTGACCATCTCCTCCTCGCTCGCCAATCAGATCACGCGCATTGGAACTGCCGCACAGCAGTTGCAGGGTGTTCCGATCAATTTGATTCATGATCTCGGTACGGCGCTGGCATCGTTCAACGCCATTGCTGAGTTGAGAATCTCCGCTTCGATTGCAAATCAGATCACGCGCATTGCTACGGCGGCAGCGGCGTTGACAGATGGTCAGATCGACACGATCAGGCGTCTTGGCAGCGCTCTCGAAGCTCTGGGGAGAGGTTACTCTGCGCTGCCCGCTCAGGCGAACAACAGCGCTACGGCGATCAACCGGCTGAGTATCTCTATGCAGCGGAATACCACGCAGAGCGTCAAGATGAGCAAAGCTAACACCCGGGTCGGTTTGAGCTTTATGAATTTGTGGGCCAAGGCGAGGATGGCGTATAACGTCATCAAGCAAGGTTCGCAAATCATCGGCAAGTGGATTAACCAGGCGAACAAGTATATCGAGGACGCCAATCTTTTCAACGTGTCTCTTGGGGATTATGCGGATGAGGCCAAGAAATATGCCGAGAAGGTGAGCGAGGTCATGGGTATTGACCCTGCCGAGTGGATGCGCAATCAGGGCATATTCAACACGATTATCACCGGCTTTGGCGTATCGGCTGACAAAGCCTACCTCATGTCGAAGAACCTGACACAGCTGGGTTATGACCTGTCCTCCTTCTATAACATATCGGTCTCAGACGCGATGACCAAGCTCGAATCTGGTATCGCGGGCGAGTTGGAGCCGCTGCGCAGACTTGGCTATGATCTGTCTGTGGCGCGGTTGCAGGAAGAAGCGCTGGCCCTCGGCATCAAAAAGAAGGTCAGTAAGATGACCCAGGCCGAGAAGTCTCAGCTTCGCTACTATGCGATATTGACACAAGTCACGAAAGCCCAGGGCGACATGGCCCGTACACTGGACGCTCCCGCGAATCAGTTGCGAGTGCTTCAAGCACAGTTGACGCAGTTGGCGAGGGCGATGGGTAATCTGTTCATACCTGTGCTGAACAAGGTGCTGCCCTACGCCATTGCCATTGCGAAGGTTTTGAGGCAGATCATCAATTCGCTGGCAACGCTCCTGGGTATCACGTTGCCCGAGGTGGACTATTCGAGTGTGACGGGCGGCAACACCGCCGTCAAGGAGGCCACCGCAACCAACGATAGCTTGTCCAGGTTGAAAAACACCGTAATGGGTTTCGATGAGGTGAACGCCCTTCAAACTCAAAAGAGTTCCTCCTCCAACATGGTGAGTGATCTGAGCGATGACGCTTCGAGCGCCACCGCTGCCGTCAAGGAATTGAAGCGCACGATGATGGGCTTCGATGAACTCAACCCGTTGAAGAAGGACAAGGACAACGGAGACGATAGCGGCACCATCGACATTGATCTTCCTGAGTATGATTTCCTCGGTGGTGCTGTGCAGACCCGCATAGATGAGATCGTCGATAAGATCAACGCTGCGCTTGAACGTGTGAAGAAAAAGGCGCAAGAGGTTTTCGACGTATTCAAAAAGGCTTGGGAGCAGTACGGCAAGCCCGTGGTGGATGCGTTTGAAAATGCCCTCAATTCCGTCCTCGGGGTGATCGACCTCATCGGTGACACGCTGTACCGGGTGTTCACGCAGGGCTATGGTTTCGAGTGGCTGTCGAGCATCTTCGGCTTGTTGCAGTCCACACTGGAGATCATCAACGTCATCGCAAGCACCTTCGCCACGGCGTGGAGCGATAACAACAACGGTTATAACTACATCGCCTCCATTTTCTCGATGATCACGAAGATCAACAACCTGCTGATCACGCTGAAAACGAGCTTCGCCAATGCGTGGAACAGCGGTGTTGGTGTGAAGATTTGGACGAACATTCTGCAAATTGCCACCAATGTGCATAACATGATCGGCAATATTGCGGATGCTTTCAAGAAAGCGTGGGAGGACGGCGGCATCGGTGAGAAGGTGTGGACGGATATTCTCAATATCATCAACATCGTTCTCGACCATCTGAACACCATCACAGCGTTCACGGCGAATTGGGCGGCGAATCTGGATTTCGGCCCGATCATCGCGGCGTTCGACGGGTTCCTGCTGGCGATCACACCTACGATTGACTTCATCTGCG